CATATAAAAGAAGAAATAAATTCTGAGATTGATACTTACGAAAGTCATAGTCATGAAGATGATGTAGACAGTAGAGAGCTTGGCATTCTTGATGGTCGACATGAGATGGCAGTACAAATAAAAAATTTAATTAAAAAATGGGAGCAAGAAAATGATAGATAGAATATTATTATGTCTATTAGGCATATGTATAATGCTTATGTCTTTTGTTACACTAGCTAATCCAGATGGGTATTACATGCAAAGTTTTGAGGGCATAGTTTTTACTTGTTTTATTGGTGCAGTTGGTTTTACAATGATACTGGTAAGTTTTTACAGTATCTTTTTTAAAGAATAAGAGGTTTAAGTCCACTCCTTTGGTGGTGGGTCGTATGAGTGCCTAGTCTTAATAGTAATGTAGCGACTAACCTAAATGCTATACCTCCCTTTCTACTTGCTTCCTCTATTTTAATTTATTGGCAAGTATCAAAGGGCAAAACTGGGACTTTGTAATTCAAGAGAGGTTTAAGGTATGGAAACTCATAAAAAAAGCCGATTTAAGGCTTGTACAGAGAGGTTTGCAGACCTCTCTGTACGAATACTAGCAAAACAACCTTAATGCTCTGTAACGAGAGCATTCGCTGATTAAAAGGGAGATCGATATAATGACAACATCTTACAGTAAAATTAATGGCAGATCTAAAGGTTATCGATATAGAAACTCGATAGTTGATCTCCAGAGGGAACTCTGGAAAAAAAATGCCAAAAAAACTCCAAAAGAATTAGGAGATGATGAAAGGTTTGAAGATGTACCAACTAGACTTTCTGATCTTGATAAGGATTATGGAAGAGTTAATAGAGTTTCTACATCTACAATTCAGCACATGCGAGGTGGCAGTACTTTTGAAGAGTAACTGTTAACCTTAACTTTTAGAAAAGAATGAGGGCAGTATGAGAAGTACTGCCCTCTTTTAGCGTAGTAAGAAGTGGTAATGAGGTTACACACTTATACACAACATATCCCCACCTACAAGTTAAGTCAAGACGAACTCCAGTTTTCGTAATATTCTTTTACTGGCTTAACAATTTCCCCAATATTATTTTCAATAAATTCTACATCTATCCTAGTCAAAACTCTATCAGTTAACAATTTCATTAGTGCATTGTAACAACTAGATCCACCTGCCGATTTTACAAAAGCCAGACATTCATAAACTTTTCTTTTTAAAATGTGGTGTTTGTCGCTAGTTGTGTCGTAGTTAGCTGAAATTCTAGGATTATAATTACTGGCTTTAACACCAACCATGCCAGACTTATTATAATCTGATGCCAACCTATCCAATATTTTATAATTATTTAATGATATACTATCATTCGTAAGCAACGTATCGAGAGATGTTTGGTCAACTATCCTCATTCTTACTTTGTTAGTGTTACCAACAAATTCTGGCTTTACCTTTTTGTTTTTAAAAGGGTACGTCTTCGTCATCTTTTTCATAATAACTTTTTACTGGTGGTTTTCGTAGCTTCGTCTTTTTAGGAGCTAACATATCTTCGGCAGTTTCCATGTCATCTGTGCTAATATATCTTGATGTTGCTTTGTCAAACGATAGCACACAATCCCCAACAGATCCAACCCAAGAAAATCTACACTTCCAAATCATAACTTGACTAAGGCTAGACGTTGATGGGTTTGGTCTATGAACTGTAAGTCCCAGATCAGCTTTTGCAAACCATGATGCACTACCAGATATATCATAACCTTTTGGTGGTGGCACAGTCCCATCATCTTTTCGCATCATTTTTGTTGGGTGGGCAACAAACCAGATATGTATTCCATGAGCTTGAGCAAACACTCGTAACGTAGTTAGCATATCTGATATCCAATCAGTTTCAGAATTTATATTTTCTTTTGATATATAGTTGTAAGGATCTATAACAACACCTCTGATACCATGTCGCATGACTGCAACTTTCATTCTCTCGATAATGCTATCCAACGTAGATAGCGATCCATCAGCTTGATACAAAAAAGAAAAATGATCTTGCACAAACTTCTTTCCAGTAGCTAAATCTTCTTTTGTAACTCTTGGAGTTATGCCATCAAAGAAAGGTTTGCCAACATATTTACTAATTAATTTAGCAATATGTATTCTAGGCTCATTCTCAAAGCTACATATCCCAAACTTCCAACCTTTATCTCTGGCAATATTTACCATGATCTGATCTACAAACTCTGACTTACCAGATGATGGGTGTCCAGTTACAACTGTAAGCTGACCCTCAACAATCGTGTAGAGTTCATCTACTTCTTGATAGCCAGTAGAAACCCCAGACCCTATACCTTTTTCATAAATGTCATCAACTTCTTCATAAAAATGTGATGCATCATACAATCCCGAAACTGGATATGGTATTGGGTTTGCAGTTATTTTATCTAATTCTTCTGCACCATGCTTAACCAAAACTTCGTTGGCATCTTTGCAATCTTCTGGGTATTCTATCTTGAAACACTTATCTTTGCCTATTCTTCTGGCTAACTCCTCTGCCATAGCTTGACCAGACTTATCGCTATCCATTGCAATAACGACTTTCTGGCATTCATCAAGTTTCTTTTTTGCATTCCAAATAAACTTAAATTTGTTGTCTTCATGGGCATCTATTTTGCCATCAACAACTTTCATTACTGCTCCATGAGGTATGGAAACAACTGACTTGTAACCTATCTCCATAAACGATAAACAGTCCATCTCTCCCTCACAAATAATCATAAACTCATTATCATTTACGTTATCTATATTAAAAAAATTTACTGCTGATCCTTGAGATGAAAAACCCTTTTGTGGGAATGATCTCAGTTTTGCAAACTCTGTGTTACCATTATTTTTGTATGGAAAAACTATGCAAGGCATCTCTTTTTTCTCTGATGCAATGTAGTGGTGTTTAAACTTTATACCTACCTTTTTTGCCGTATCTTCAGATATGCCACGACTTTTCAAATAATTAATACTGCCATTCTCTACTGTTAAATCTCTCCACCTATTATCATCAACAGCATGAATCACATTCTCTCTCCTTATTAATCTAAAATTGCTATCCTCAAACTTGATAAATCCATTCTCATTACAATGCCAACAATTATAGTAAACTACTTTGGCATCTACTTTTAATGATAATGTTTTCTGGTCTTTTTTCTTTCTCTGACTTGAGCAAAATGGACAGTTTACCTTGTGTTGACCACTGCCCAACTTGAGGGCATTTGCCCTAATATTTTGTTTTAATTCCATTGATCTCTCCTACGCATGACAGAAAAGATAGTCAGATAAAAAATCTTCGTCAACAAAAAATTTAACTAATTTTATAAGTTCACAAATCAGATGAGATGGGGAGGAACGCCCCTTTTTTTAAAAACTGTTTTAAATGTTAACCTTAACATCTACTAGTTATAACTAGTATATATATATATATTATTACTTGTTATAACTAGTATGTTATAACTAGTAGAGATGACCCCTATCTTGAATAGCTTTTCTTAATCTCTCTCCAAGATATCTGGCAACTACTGGTTTACTGGTTAAAATTTCTTTTATTAGTTTATGTAAATTCTCTGGGTGCATCTCTGCCATATCACATACGATTATGTAATCGTCAGTCATTAGCCATTCTCCAACTCTTAATTTTTCTTTTGGACTTCCCAGATAGCTATCAGAGATCGCTTGGCAAATTACATGTTTCCAAAGGCGACACTCTGACATGAGTTCTAGG